CCCCCAAACCGAATAGGGGAGGGTCCGGACGGCGGCTGATGTCGCGCCCAGCCGGATTCGACGCCAGGGTCGCCACAAGGCTGTGACCGCCGCCGGCGGCCCGGCACCGTCGGCTGCCTCGCGACGCGCGTAAAGATGCGCTGCCAGCCGAACGATCCCCTGCCGAAGACTCTCCGGCACGCCGTTCCACTGCGATGCCATCCCCGCTTCGAAGGTGACCCGCGCGCGCTTCGCCGCGCCGTTGGTGATCCTGACCCAGCCGTCGCCATTTGCGTCGATGTCGATTGCGAAGTCACCTCCTGCCAGCGGCACCGCGGCGCCTTCGGCGGGCAGCACCTCGACGCCTGAGATCGCCTTCACCGGAGTTGCGCTCAGCCTGGCCCAGGCAGGGCTCACCGGCAGCAGCTCCGTAAAGCTGCGCGCGATCAGCACCTGGCCGGTGAACTGCTCGCACAGCTCGGCTGCGCCCCGCATCAGCCGAGCCACCATAGTGTCTTCGTCGCTCCCTACGATCCGCAGATAGGCCTTCGCCTCATCCGTCGCTGCGGCGGGCAGTATGATTGGTGCGGCGCTCAGCATTGCGAAGCCCTTTCCTTCTTAGCCACATCGGCCTCCTTCGTTCGACATTTCTAAAAGGCGATTCCAGCCCGCCCCGCCATGAACCGCCGCAGCCGCACAATCTCGGCGTCGCCTAGCGCGCGGCCCACCATGCACAGTCCGAACAGCCGCAGATTGCCCGCATTGGCTCCGGTATCCCGGCTGCCGAGCGTAATTCCTCCAGGCGTGACACCTCCGCCGTCGCCCATTGCATAGGCCCCGATATTGACCCCGATCCGGCTGGCGGCTCCGTTGTGCCGCTCGATCACCACGGCATTCGTTCCCAAGGGGGCAGCCGAATTGTCGATCGGAGCTCCGCCGCCCGATCGGATGCTGAGCGTCGGGGACCCGACCCGCTGGTAAAGATTGCCGGTATCGACGGTCACTCCGCCGAACATGCGGTCGAACTCAGTCCAGCTCAGTTGGCGGAGCGCCGAAACGCGGTCCCACGGTTGAGCGATGGCAAATGTCGCCCGAAGGAAATCGTCGACGCCATCGAACTCGAGATAGAAACGCCCGCTGCTGTCCTTGCGAAGCATCGGCCGAGCCGTCGCCGTGGCTTGGATTGCATGGTTGCCGCGCCCGGACTTGTCCCTGATCAGGCCGACCGGAGCGTCCGCCGCCGCGGCACTCGTGCCAGCCGCATCCTGGAACATCGAGGACAGATCGGCGGGGTCGTACCAGGCTCCCGCCTCTCCTTTCGCGAACAGGAGCCGGGGACTGAACGCCCCCCGCTGCCGAAGCTTCAGGCCAAGCTCGATCATCAGTACAACGCCACGATGTCGGCTGCAGTTGTGCCGGTCGCCCGCACGAACTGCGCGCGGAACGGAAGCACGCTCCCGTCCGGCACGTTCTTGAATGTGGCGTCCGCATTGCCGGCGCCGCGAACCACCAGATTGCCGCCGGTCCCGACGAACAACGCCTTAGGCACATCGGCAAGCGCATTTAGGTCATTCGGCACCACCGCCACGGCGCGCGTGGCCGGGCTCGACGCGCTGTCCAGCGTGCCTGCGAATTGATCGGGCATTTCATGTCTCCAGAAATGAATGTGCCCTGCCGTCAGGGGAGAGCAGCAGGGCACAAAAAAGGCTCCCAATTCGGAGCCTCACCTAGGTCGAAGAACCACTTCGGCCTAAGCCGTCAGGCCGCGAACTTCATCAGCTTGATCGCCTCCGAGTTCACCACCTGACCCCCAACCCGCTTGGTCGCGTAGAAGTGGACGAACGGCTTGTGCGTATACGGATCGCGCAAGATCTGCGTCTCCGTCCGCTCCGCGATCAGGTATCCCGCCTTGAAGTTGCCGAAGGCGATCGACAGCGAGTCCGCCGCAACGTCGGGCATGTCCTCCGCTTCCACCACCGGATAGCCGAGCAGCGTGTCGGGCTGTCCCGCCACAAGTCCAGGCTGCCACAGGAAGGCCCCGTCGGCGGTCTTGAACTTCCTGATCCTCGCGGCGGTCGACGAATTCATCACGAACACCGCGCCCTGCCGGTAGGGCGGCCGCAAGGCCTGGACGAGGTCCACCAGCCTATCCTGCGGATTGCTGGCACCGAACGCGCCGGCGGCACCCGAAGTGATCAGCTGGAGCGTTCCGAACGCCCGTGCCCCGTCGGCGAGCGCGGAAGTCGGAGCCGCAAGGAAGCCTTTGGGCCGATTGACGCCTGTGCCGCTGACGAACGCAGCCCCCTCGGCCCGAGCGAACTCGGTCGCGATCTCCTGGGCAAGCCAGGCCTCGACGTCGAACGCCGCGTCGTCCAGCATCGCCTGGCTTGCCGCCGGGTTGGCGTAGAGCTCGCCGAATGGCGGAGCGATCTCGACGAAATCCGGAGTGTTCGTCTCCGGCCGTGCCGCATCTTCCGAGACCCAGCCCGAAGGCGTCCCGCCCTTGGTCACAAGCTTGCGGTATCCGGCACTTCCCACCTTCACGACGTTGGCGATCGCGCGGATCGGCGAGATGCTGGTCAGCAGCTTGTCGATCGTCGCGTCTATCTCCTCGGGCACTGCATATCCGCCCGCGACTTCGCTGGTACCGACAAGAGCCTTCAGCTCCACCCCGGCCTCCACACCCTTGCGCAGATAATTCTCCACGAACGGCGACTTCTGCGCGGTCGCTCCGCTCAGCGCCGGCCGTGCGCCCGCCAAAGCCTGGGCATCCACCCGAGCCTTCAGCGCCGCCATCTCGGCCTTCAAGGCGTCCAGATCCTCACTCTCCCGCTCCAGCGCCTCGAAAGAAGCCTCCAAAGCATCACCCTTCACCTCGAACATTCGCTCTCTCCTCACTTGATATGCTGCTAGCCCCCCCTTGATGGGGAGGGTTTGGGGGGGGGTGAAGTCTGCGGAAAAACACCGTTCTTTATTGACATCACCCCACCCCAGCCCTCCCATTGAGGGGAGGGGGTTTCTTCATCCCGATTGAAAATCTATCCTTGGCCGATGCAGCTCAGCCGCGACGGCGCCCAGCTTCACGCTGGTGCCCTCACTCCCGACCATCTCGACAAACTCGAACAGGCACTTGCAGGCGTGCCTGCAGGCCGGCCGGGCACGCGACTCAGCGGCATCCCAGCCCTCGCCGAGTTGCTTTTGGCGGACGGCCCCATCGGCCCCATCCCCGCTTCAATCTTGGGAGACAGAGCTAGACCCGTCCGCGCGCTCCTCTTCAACAAAACCGAAGCTCAAAACTGGGCACTAGGCTGGCATCAGGACCGCACCATCGCCGTCCGCGAACGCGTCGAAACGCCCGGCTTCGCCAACTGGACCGTCAAATCCGGAATGCTCCACGTCGAGCCGCCGTTCGAACTCCTCGAACGCATGCTCACCGTCCGCGTCCACCTCGATCCCGTAAGCGAGGCCAACGCTCCGCTCATCGTTGCGCCAGGATCCCACAGCCTCGGCAAAATTCCGGAAGCTGAAATTGCCCTCACAGTTCAGCGTCTCGGCACGCTCACTTGCCTCGCCGAACGCGGCGACATCTGGCTCTACGCCACGCCAATCCTTCACGCGTCCGAAGCCGCAGCAGAACCGGCTGCGCGTCGTGTTCTGCAAGTGGATTACAGCGCCGACCAGCTTGCTGGCATGCTTGAATGGGATGGGTTCTAAAATGCTGTCCCTCTCGCTGGATCTGATTATGATCCTTGGATGGCCCTTCAATGGACATCTCTGATCAGTCCTGCGCTCGGTGCTCTAGTAGGCTTGGCGGCCGTTTGGTTGGCTTCCTTTCTGACGTCGCTCCGTACCCACAAGGATCGGATCTGGAACAGGAAATCGGAAGCCTACGCTGTCATCTTTGAAGCTTTGTACGACATGCAGACATGGTTTGATGAAAATCTAGATGACGAAATGCTGCGTCGCGATGTGGACGCGCAAACACAGGAGAGACGTAACGCGAGCTACCGCGCCGCGAAGGATCGGCTGTTCCGCACCCTCGCAAGAGAGGAATGGATGCTCCCAAATGATGTCACGCTGCAATTTGCAACTCTTCGAAGCACCTTGGAGGCTCACTACGCGAGTTGGTTCGAGGATTTGGACACCGGTGCTGGTGCTGTTCATAAGACCAAGAAAAAACTCATTGAATTTGCTCGCATCGACATGCGTGGGTGATGTTCCTCAATCCTCTCACTCCACCGCATGCACCCTTGCCCTGGGCTGCATCGGCAATGTGACCAAACTCACCTCCACCAGCTCCAGGTCCCTAAGCTCGCGCGGCTTCTCGCCGCTCGCCTCACGCACCCGATACCCAAAACTCAACCCTCCAACCGCCCCGTCCTTCAGCAAGGCCGCAGCCTCGCGCCCGGCCGCGCCTTTCGACAAGCGCCCGATCACCCGAAGCCCGCGCTTGTCCTCCTTCAGATACTCGATCCGCCCGATTGGCCGCCCCGGCTCGTGCTGCCAGAGCAAAGGCACCGCGTCCGCACCGCGCTTCAAAGCCCGCGCAAACGCGCCCGCCTTCACCACATCCCCGCCCCGGTCCGGATGCCCGAACACCGCCGCATAGCCCGCGAACCTCATCGGATCAGGTCCGTCAGCCCAAGCTTCACAGCCATGCCCACGACGAGCGCCGCAAGCCCGACCCGCATCGCCCAGTTCCCGATCGCCTTCCACGCCGATTTCTTGGCGTCGCGCCAGGCCTGCAGAAGCTCGCGAAGCTCGTCCATGTCCCGCCGCGCCCCGGGCTCGTTCAGCCCAAGCGCTCCGAGCGCCCGCTCCGCCCCCGCCTGGCTAGCCTCCTCAGCCACCGCCCGCAGCGTCACCAGATCCACGCCCTGCCCTTCCGCCTGCCGCATCAAAGCGGTCAGCATCGCACTGTCGCTCATTGCTTCACCTCAAAGCCAAGCATCTCGCGCTTCTCAGCATCGCTCAGGAATTCCGCGCCACTAACCTGCGCCCAGAGCCGTTCCCTGTCTTCGGCAAGCGCGGTCACCTGGTCGACGTCCACCTGCAGCTTCACCCCCGGCCACCATCCGGCCAGCGCGCCGCTCAGCCCGCCCAATATCCGCTCCATCATCGGCAATATGGTCAGCCGCCAAAGCGCCCGGTTCGCCTCCCGGTAATTGGCGTAGGTCGAATCTCCCGGAAGCCCGAGCAGCATCGGCGGCACTCCGAACGCCAGCGCGATTTCGCGCGCCGCCGCGGCCTTCAGCCCGACGAAATCCATGTCGGCCGGCGACAGGCTCATCGCCTGCCACCTGAAGCCGCCGTCGAGCAGCATCGGCCGCCCGGCATTCGTGCTTCCCTGGAACATCGTCTCCATCTCGGAGCGGAGCCGGTCGATCTGCTCGCCCGAAAGCACCGCCCCGTCGCCGGGATCGAACATCAAGGCTCCCGAAGGCCGGGCCCAATTGTCGAGCAGCGCCTTGTTCCACCGGGTCGCCGCGTTGTGGATCGCGACCGCGCCCGCCGCCGCGCCCAGGCAGCCGAGCCCGTAATGATCGTCGAGCGGATGCATGGCCTTGAGGTGCACCACCGAAGGCCGCCCAAGCCCGTCCCGGGCGGCAAAGCGCGTTTTCGCCTCCCCCGCCTTGTACAGATAAGCGGCCGGCCAGCCCGAAGAGTCCGCCTCCACCGACACCCGCTCCGGCCGAAGCGCGAACAGCTCCGCCGGAGAGCCCTCACCGTCGCAGATCAGTTGCACGAAGGCATTGCCGTGCAACAACAACTGCGCCGCCACGGCCTCGATCAGCTGCGAGCGCGCCAGCGCGCAGGCACGTTCTTGTCCATTCGCGAAGACGGTTGCCCCCGCACAGCCCTCCGCCACCAGCCGCACAGCCCGCTGCGCCACCGGGTTGCTTAAATAGGCCTCCCGTACCTGCGCCTCGTATGAGCGGGGCCACTCCCCCGCCCCGCCGACGGCGCTGGAATGCCGCAACAAAAAAGGCCGCGGCCTTGCGGACGCGGCCTTCCGACCGAACCATTTCATCGATGCTCTCCCAGGAGCCCCGAACGAAGCCGCCGGGGCGACTCGCAATTCTGGAGCATGACTGTTTAGTGCCATATCAGCGTCACGCTGTCAAGCTATTTGTGCCGCTTTGGTAAATGTTTCCGCGATGGGCATGGTTGCTGTCCTCCACCCCACCCGCTCCACCAGGTCAGGAAATTTTCCTTTATTTACATAGATGAAGGACTCGGTGCCCGCCCCTGCCCCATAGCTTCGGCTCTACAGGGGGAGCCTCCACAGTGATCGACGACGAAGACCGCAAATATCATACCGAGCGCGCGCGCGCCGAGCTCGACATGGCGAACCGCGCCGAGCGGTCGGACGTCGCCTCGGCGCACTTGCTCCTGTCCTCGCTCCACATGCAGCGCGCCCGCGCCGCCGCGCAGGCGGCCGCCTCTGCTCTTCCCGTCCGCGGCCACTGATCCCGCGCCCGGCCCAACCCTTTACGGAGCCGCGCCGGCCGCAGGCACGCAGGACAATGCCAAACCGCCTCCTCACCTCCGTCAGCCTGTTCGAGCCGATGATCCTCCGGCTCGAAAGCCTCGCGCCGTTGAGCTTCGAGGAGCGCGAGGCGATCCGCGCGCTTCCCCACAGTCTCGAACGCGTCGAGCACGGCACCGGGCTGGTCCGCATCGGCGAGACGCAGGACCGCTGCTGCCTCCTGGTCTCGGCTTACGCCTATAAGCACAAGGTGACCGGCGCAGGCGCAAAGCAGATCCTGGCAATCAACCTCCCGGGCGAGATCCTCAACGTTCAAAGCGCACTCGATTTCAGGTCGGATTTCGATGCCCACGCCTTCAAGCCCGGAGAAGTCGCCTTCATCCCTGCCGAGGCGATGCGCGAACTCATCTTCAACTACGCCTCGATCGCTCGAGCCATGTGGCTCCACACCCATGCCGAGGCAGCCGTATCGCGCGAGTGGCTTCTGAACGCCACCCGCCGCGATTTCGTCACCCGCGCCGCGCACCTGCTGTGCGAGACCTCGACCCGGCTCGAAGTCACCCGAGTCGACGATTCGGACCGCTTCTTCATTCCCTTGAGCGTCGAGGAACTGGCCCAAGCCAACGGCTCCGTTCCGCTCTATGTCGGTCGGGCGCTTTCCAAGCTCGAGGAACAGCAGGCGATTCGTCTCGAGCAGGGCGGCATCCGAATCCTCGACTGGCTCGGCCTCACCAGGCTCGCCGATTTCGATCCCCTCTACCTCCTCGACCGCCCCGTGGCTGCCGCCGGCTGAGCTTGCTCAGTTACAACCCGAGACCCTGGCTCCGGCAAGTCGTTACCGCTGAGGTCATTTTGGTTTGGCGCCGCCCCCGGTCACTTGGTGAGCAGGTAGGCTGACATGACGTCCTGTTGGGCTTCTCCGCCTGTCGCAGCCAGCGCCACCGGTGGTATTGAAGTAGCGATGGCGGCGGCGCGACTATGG